TCCATTATTTTGAAATTGCACAGCCTGATTGGTAACATTTCCTGTTGCTGCTGCCACAGGGTTGGACGAGTTATTGGTGTCTCCTTCTGCATATATAGGTGTTATTGTGAGAATACAGAAAGCGAGGTAGTAGTAGAGTTTATTGTAAAGTTTCTTGTGGTGTCCCATTGTTCTACTATTCCAGCTGATCTGGAGGTTGTTTCTAGTGTCCAAGGTAGAGTTGTATCTGTTATGGTAAATGTAGTATCACTACCTGCTATATCAGCAGAAGGTGTTATATTTGTACCGTTCCAAGTTTTTACTTCAGCCCCATAAACTTGACGCTGTTCTACTTCGGTTATAGTTTGTGTGGTTGTGGTCGTTGAGTTCATCGACCCTGTAGTGAACTGAGGTGTTACGACATTTGCTCTAGCTATGCTGGGTGATAACAAGGCTAACAGAATGATAATTTTTTTCATTGTTTTGTTTTATCTTCTTTTGACTTTTTGTTACCTGTAGACAGCCCGAATGTTGCGAGTGCCCCCGTAAAAATCGAGGCTACGAAAGTGATATCAGCTGACGCATTTGTTTTTTTGACCATAGGAAGTTCGACATAATTAAGAGTAATTATAAATCCACTCCATATGACAACACCCAAACGGACTGCTGCACCAAGAACTGCCATCTGTTCATCATGGTCGTCTACATTTTCTTTTAGTTTTTTTAGGAAACTTTTGGGTTGTCCTTTGATGACCTTATCTTCTTCCATGCTGTTTTTAGTATAGGTTTCATTGCAGTTACAACCCATTTAAAGGCTGCTGTTGCAGTTAGGGTTGCAGCTACAGAAACGACTGCTGTAGTAGAAGCCGTTATAAGTATTTCGTTTTCTGGTAAAGGCATTTTGACATCAATAATAGGTATATCAATCTGCCTTATGCCAGTAGGTGTTTCTTCTGTAGCCTCTGGTTCTGTGCCCTCTGGTTCTCTAAGATCACTAGGAGGTACTACCAAAGGTACATAACTAGGAACGTCAGCTGTTGGTAAAGGTATAGATATTGTTTCAAGTTTTTGTGCTGGTGGTAACTTTATAGTAGGAAGTTCTATGCTGCTATCTCCGTAAGAGTAACTCTACATTGTCCTCTTTGTGCTGAATCGTAATTTCTTCTATTAAACCAAACAGTACTAGAATTTCCACCAGTTGCTCCCTGCAATTTATATGTAAGATTTGACCCTGCACTTTGTCCATGAGTATCAAAAAATTTATAACTTATCAGTGCAAAACTATATGTGTAACTGGCTGTTGCAACAGCATCATACATACCAAATGTGTTCGAGCCACCACTATGACTAGGAAGAAATGTACTATCTCTAAAAAGTTTGAAAACATATCCTGTGTCGTGATCTCTTCCGCAAAGTAAATTAATATCAACCATTATTGTCGTGCCACTTGAAACACCATTTATTGTTGCATTTAATCCAGATATATCAACATAACTTGCAGAAGCAATAGACGTTATTGACTCTTGTGTATTAGTGACTACTTGAAGAACTTTACCACCACCAAAACCTGTTGCTGTTCCAGAACAAGTAGCATTACCTGGAATGGTAACACTACCGTCTGAAGCTAATGTAATCCCGTCAGAACTAGCTGACGAGTTACGTATGGAGTCTACGATTATTCGAGACATTGCTTACCCTCCTATGGTTTTGGGTTATCTGCCTTTACCTTTGCAACGTGATCTTTCCATGTAGTAGTTCCGTTTACTGCGTCCCAATACTGCATGTCTAGCTGGTCGCCTACAGAGGCGTAAGCTGCTGCTCTGTCAGACTGATATTTAATTGCTGCGGCTGCCTTGTCTAATTCTGTGCGAGCTGCTGCTACTTTGACAGCATCGAGTGTTACTGATTTGCCGTCTTTGTCAAACGCTCCAGCGGAGTCGTCTATTGATACTACTGTGCCTGCATATGCAGAGTAGATTGCTTCGTGATCTAATGCCATTGTTGTTAAAAAAAATAATTGTTTGTTGTTAAGCTGCTACTTCCATAGCGGTTATTGTTGAACTACCACTATATGAATAATTAACTACGGAGGTATGATAAGCAGTTCTATTTATACAAGTAAAAACATCTGTTATATTTGACCATTGAACTTTATAAACATGTGCGTTTGTATCTTGTGCATCATCTAAGAAGTTAAAATTCTTATCAAGCATATCGTAGTAACCACTTCGAGCAGTATTATGAAAACCTCCTGTAAAAGAAGTATAATAGCCAGCAGTTGAATTACCTATATCTGATGTACTGCCTCCAGCAGTTCTTACAAGTTTTAAAATATATTCTCCCGCACTAGATACATTCATTTGCACCATAACTAAAATTTTATTACTTGCTGATGTAGGAGTAATACTTACATTAAAACCAGTTATATCTGCGTAGCTAGTAATTCCATTGATTGAAACAGCAGAATTAACAAATGTTTGTTTAACTTGCAGAATTTTACCTGTATCTCCAACCGCAACTGTACCGTCTGCATCTGGTAAAGTTAAGACTCTATGTGCACCACCTGTTGTTGATGCTGGAGCCTGTAAGGATACTGACCCAGAGGTAGATCCGACTAATTTTACGGTCATGCTGCTATCTCCTTTACACTAATAGTACTTGTAAATCTTGGTGTTACTATGCTATCTCCATCAGTTTCTCCTCCCGATCTATTTATATAAATAGTCATTGGAGATTCAGATTGAACTTGAACCTTGTAAGTAGTAGCACTTGTTGTTGAAGGAGTATCTAAAAATTCAAAAGAAAATGGATGCGTAGTATCTGTGTTATAAACACCTTGAGTTCCAAAAGTACAACGAGATCGATTACCAGCCGTATCAGCTATACAAATTGCTGTACTACCACGCATTAAATAAAACCTCATACCGTATGCAATATTAGTACTTAAACCAGCCATAATAGTTCCTGTAATCAGTACTTTATTAGAACTAGAACTAGGAGTAATATCTACAGAAAAACCTGTAATATCTACTTGAGAAGTTGAAGCTGTTGAAAATGTATCAGTTTTTGTTGTCGAAACAACTTGAAGAATAGACCCTGCACTCATAGCAGAATCTGGTAACTGAGCTAACCCAGTTACGGCACCTGTCGTGCCATTTATTGCTACTGGCATTTATATTATTACCCAAGTCTCGCCAGAACCTACAGTAACTGTAGCTCCTGAGTTTACTGTTATAGGACCAAATGTACCAGCATTATGATTATTGGTAATCGTATAGTTAGTAGTTACTGTTGTCCCATTCTCCCAAAAGATTTTGTCCGACCCACCGCCTGCTGCACCAGCACTAGCTTCAGCCCATGTAAGACCTCCGGCTGCACTGGACTTAGCAGTTAGTACATAATCATTTGTAGGAGTATTATCTATATTAAGATCGGCTTCTTTGATAGAACCATCTTTGATTCCATCTCCACCTGTTATTTGTGTTAATGCCATTATGCTGCTATCTCCATTACTGTAATTACACTTGCTGTTCTTGCTGTGTAATAAGCATCAGTATCATTAACTGATCTATTAAACCACATAGTAAGAGAAGAGTTTCTACCATGAGAAAATGCTAAATTATAATATCTTTCGCTTGTATTTCCAGCAGTATCTAAAAATTGAAAACTGTGTTGTATTTGATTCCAGCCAGCACCAGCACCAGTTATATTAGTAACTGATCTTTTTCTGTTACTAGCTGCATCTCCCATAGCACCAGATAAATCCGTTCCATCTTTTTGTAAATATAAAAAAGTTGAATGATCTCCAACATCAACATTAGCGTAACCAAAAATTAGTAATTTACTTGATGCAGAAGTAGGAGTAATCGTTGTTTTAAAACCTGTATAACTCCATACTGCTTGAGAAGCTATTGATTGACTTACTGTATCTGTTTTAGTTGTTGATACAACTTGAAGAATTTTACCACCACCTGACAAGTTAGATATAGTTGTACTTCCATCAGAACCTAAAACAATATTGTTAGAACCAGAGGAAGCGTGTTTTAAATTTGTTGCGTTTAAAGTTGCCATTATGCTGCTACCTCTATTGCTGTTATTGATGATGCTGTGCGTATCAACCAATTACCAGTGTTGTAGGAAGTTCGATTAAGAAACATAGCAGAAGCATCAGTTCTAGCCCCCCAATATATTTGGTAAGTTGTTTGAGATGTTGTATTAGGACTATCTAAAAAATTATCATTGTGGTTAAACATTTGAAATTGGTTAGCAAGATATATAAAACTTGTTGTATCAGTTATTGATAACCCTGTATTATCTCCTGTATAAATTGCTGTGCTACCTCTTCTTAGCTGAAACTGGGCCCAACAGTTAGTTGAGCTAAGTTTAAGGTTTGTTATTATATAAATTTTACTTGTTGTGGCAGATGGTGTTATATCAACAGACAAACCTGATATTGCAGCTAAAGTATCTGTACCACTACTTCCTCCTCTACTTACAACGTCAGTTTTAACTGTTTGCACAACTTGAAGAATTTTACCAAAGCTATCTGATGTGGTAGCTAATGTTGCATTACCAGTTCCAGGTACAGTCAGTTCAATAGCTGCATTACCAGTTGTAGTAGATGGTCCTTTTAAGGAGACTGTGCCTCCACCGCCGTCTGCGGTTAATTTTAATTGGCTCATGCTGCTATCTCCATAACTGTTATTGAACTTACAACTCTTGCTCTATTAGCTTGGTCTGAATCACTTGTACCCCTGTTTATGTAAAAAGTATTACTTGCTGCATCTGTTTCATTTACTGAAATTTTATAAGTATGTTGACTTGTATCAGGAGCAGTATCTAAAAATGTTATTGGAACAACTTTACAATCAACTGAGTTGCTTTGATTTTCTACGTTTGTCGTTAATCGACCACGACTACCAGCAGTATCACCTAAAAAGATTGAAGTTGAGTCTCTCCTTAATAAAGTACCCATTCCAGAAGAAATAGAGCTTAGAGCAACCATAGCCATAATAAGCATTTTATTACCTGTTGCTGATGCTGTAATATCTACACTTAGTCCTGAAATATCATAAATATTTCCACCGCTACTTGCTATAGAAGCAGTATCAGTTTTAGCTGCCGAAACAACTTGAAGAATTTTACCTCCAACTCCACTTGCTAAATCAGCACTTTGTATTATTCCGTCTGGTAAACCACCAGCCGATATACCGGTCACTGTGCCAGACCCGCTTAATGTAATAGGCATAATTTATACGATTGTCCAGTTTTCTCCAGTACCGATAGTCACAGCAACACCGTTATTGATGGTCACAGGACCAGCACTCATGGCGTTTGTATTATTAGTAATGGTGTAATTGGTCGTTACGGTTTGACCATTTTCATAGAAAATTTTGTCAGTTCCTCCACCTGTTGCTCCGGCTTCTGCTACAACCCACTCCATACCATTAGCTGTATAGCCAAGTACTTTGTCAGTTCCAGAAGGAGCTGCATGTATATCTAGTTTTGCTTCTGTTATACTATCGTCTGCTAACTTACTACCAGCAATAGCTGCTGAAGCATTTATATCAGCATTGACAATAGTACCATCTACAATCTTGGCAGATGTAACAGAATTGTCGGCTGGTACACTAAGACTTATTGCGTTTCCGAGGGTAAGAATAAAGAAGTCAGAACCACTAGCAGGGGCACTGGCAAATATAATGTCATTACCATCAATAGCAAATCCTTCGCTTGGACTGGTTCCACTATTAGGTTTCTGAATGACTCCATTGACGCTAACAAGATGAGCTTGTGCATTTGTTCCGGCATTAGATAATGTAAATCTTGTAGCTGTACCATTAAAGGTTGCACTACCACCACCTGAGCCACTTGAGCTAGATAGTGTATTTATTTGTATGTTGTAAGGACTAACCGGTAAGTTAGTTAAATTTGCACCACTAACTGCGGGTAAAGTTGCAGGGAATCTTGCATCAGGAATAGTACCAGATGTTAAACTATCTGCACTAAGAGCTGTTAAATCTACAGCAGCCCAGCTAAGGTTTCCATTAGTATCAGTTTTTAAGAATTGACCATTAACTATATTGTTAGGCAAAGTTAATGTATAACTTGCACTGGCACTATGAGCTGGTCCTTTTATGGTTACACCATGACTGTTGTTTTCACAGTTAAGTTGTATTGATCCAGCGTTAGTATTACCTTTTACTTCTACTTTTCCAGTTCCGTTAGGACCTAGTTTTATATTTCCGTTAGTTGTGCTTGTAGTAATCTCACTTGCTTGTACATCTAAGTTACCACCAAGTTGAGGTGTAGTGTCATCTACAACATCTGTAGCTACATCAACAAATTCTAAAGCGTTTGCTGCACTATTAACTTTAACTGTTTTACTTGCAGCTCCTGTAAAGTTTGCTGGGGTATCTGTAAGCCCTGCAAAATTACCGGCTGGTGTTGTAACTGTAACAAACTCAACTGCATCACCAGCAGAGTTTACTTTAAGTGTTTTACCAGCAGCACTTCCAAAGTTAGCTGGTGTGTCAGATAATCCTGTAAATGTAGAACTACCTCCACCACCACCTCCACCACCGTCATCGGCGATGATAAATGCAGATGAAGAAGAATCATATTTTAGTATCTTACCGTCAGCTACACCGGATGTATTTACATCTGATAAAGCATTTAATCCAGTAACTAAAGTTGGTTTGTTTAATATCTGTGCATCTCCAGAACTAGCGTTCCAGTCAGCATTCACATTTACTTCAGCTCCAGTTGCTATGCCATTAAGTTTAGTATGGTCAGCATCAGTAAATACATTACTATCGGTAGCATTTTCTACAAGTGTTCTTATTTCTGCTGCGGTTTGATCTGCTGTAGCTGCTGTTTCAATACCGTTTAATTTTGTATGATCTGCGTCTGTAAAAACATTACTGTCGGTAGCAGATTCAACAAGAGTTCTTATTTCTGCTGCTGTCTGATCTCCAGTAGCTCCACTCTCTATTCCGTCAAGTTTTGTACCATCAGCAGCTACGTCTCTACCATCTACAGTTCCAGAAACAGTTATGTTTCCTGTTACTCCTAAGTTACCAGTAGCACCAGTTCCTGTAGTAACAATATTTTGACTACCAAAATTAGGTGATATTTTAGTTCCATCTATAGCTGCACTTGCATTTACATCAGCATTAACTATAGTTCCATCTAATATTTTACTAGAAGTTACAGAACCATCTTGCAATTCTGGATTTTCAATTGGTTGTTCTTGTAACTCGTGTATTGCATAAAGTGCTTGTTCAGTATTTGCATTTAAATCAACAGCTCTAATAGACGAACCAGCTGCATATACAGCTTTAGGATCATCATCACCTGTAGATTTACCAACAGTTGTTTGTCTAAATACTCTTACTAATACTCCTGACTTGGGAGCACCAGTACTTTCCTGTACTGAACTATCTACACTTGTATTATTAAAAGTTATTTTGGTGGGATTGCTTGCAGTATCAACTGCATATTTAGTTGTCGCTTGTGTTACTCCATTAAGAGCAACTTTTACATCTTCAGTTTGTATGACAGGGAAGGTGTACGTAAATTCCAGATCGGAACCATTGGGTGCACCTCCACCATTGTCGGTGTATGTAATTGCCATTTTCTCCTAAGAGGTTTATTGGTAGGCGGATTATTTGTTTCTACGATTTAATAATTCTTGTGCTTCTTTACTTGTATTTTTTATACTTGTTTCTTTTGTTTTTTTATTACCAGCTATTTCTAAGTCTGTTGCTTCTTTGATAAGTCTTTGTATTTCTGGATGTTTTCTTATAGACGCAAAAGCTTTAGATCTTGCTTTATCAAAATGTTTTTTTATTATTTTATTATGTGTGTATCTTAGTGGATCTAAATTATCTTCACCTTTTGCAAGATCTGCATTCATAATTGCTATCGATGCTAATATTTCTGGATCTTCTGCTAATTCATTAAATATTTCTTCTAGGTTTTGTCCTTTTTTATTTTTATAATCACCTATTGCTTTTTGAAATAATGATCTCGCAACATTACTTTTTGCTAATGATACAGGTACACCTTTGTTTGGTAAAGATAAAACAGAAAGTCTTAGATCATAACCACTTTTATGAAGTAATGTTCTACCAGGACTTTGTTGTAAACTTAATGTAATAGGACTTACTGCATTAAAAATACTTTCTATAAAATTCCAATCTCTTATAGGTCTTCCATTTAACATGTCATATTTTATTGGAAGTTTACCAGTTACACCTTTAACACCAAAACCTTCCATAGCAAGGTTTCTATTCCTAATAGAATCAAATATACTTTTATTTAACTCTCTCATGTATGGATTTAATAATTTACCTATATCATTTCTAAGTCCACTACCTAATGGAAAAAATGCATAACTATTCATAATGTTACCAGCAATTCTTCCAGCACCAGCACCAGGTTCACCACTTAACCAGTCTGCTAAATCAGTTACACCTTGTAAATATGATTTACTTACGAATCCAGTTGCTATACCTTGTGCTAATAATTGTAATTTTTGTGTTCCCCATTCAGGACCCATTAACTTCATATTATCACCAATATCAGCAACGATAGAAAGAATTAAATCATATGGTTCTAGTGTTTGATAACCAACTCGTAAACCACCAACAGTTATTGTTTTTCTCATCCATCCTGTATCAGACCACATTGCTCTTTGTGATCTATCAGCTGGTCCATTACCTGTTAATTGTCCAGCAAGATATTTTTGTGATGCAATATATACAACTGCTGTACCCATTGCTTGTCTACCAATCAATAGGTTTTGTGCTTGTTTAAGATCATCAATAGTTTCTATGCCAAACTTTGCATATTTTGCAGGGTTTGCTTGTAATTTTGCAGCAGTACCAGTAAGAATAGTTCTACTTTCTTCTAATAACAAAGAAAATAATGGCATATTTTTTACATTCATTTTTAAACCATTAATACCAGTTCTTGCAAATAGATAAAATGGTTTTACTAAAGGTGCATTATTAAACAAGTTTTCTAAATCACGACCAAATGCATCAACATCAGAAGTTAATGTAGCTTCTTTAAATTGATATTGCAAAGCTCTATCTTTATCTATACTAAAATCACCAAACTCATCAAAGTATTGATTAAAATGTAAATCCTCTGCATTTCTTAACAACTCAGGTGTTATTTCTGCAAAAGTATTTTGATTTACAGCATCATATACATCTCTAAATGCACGTTCTTTTGATTTTGCTCTAGCCATTAAATGTCTAAAAGTATCATCAACAGCTGATAACACCCTTGGTGACCAACTAAATAATCTATTGTTATTAAGAGTACGAGCAATATTTGCAATACTATAAGCTGCTACGTCAGCTTGTGCTCTAATTTTGTTAGGGTTTTTAGCAAGTCTTTCTTCTACAAACTTACCATACATCGCCCATTTTCTACTAGCTGTTTTTTCAAATTCTGTATATCTACTTTTTATAGTAGCAACGTCTTTAGAAAAGTTAACATCTAAATTTCTTTTAAAAACTTTTAGTGCATCAGGTATTAAATTAAACATACCTTGTGTATGTGCAAGAGACATTCTCATTAATCTAGTATCACCAGTTAATCCTGTTCTAATACTTGCTCCAATAAGTTGATTAAGAGAGTTAGCATATGCATTACCAGTTGTACCAATAACTGCTCTTAATGGTGTTTTAAATCCACTTAATATACTGTTTACTGACAAACTTTGCAGTTCTCTTATAACAGCACCTACGTTTTGTTTACCATTAAATTCACCACCCATTAACTTTGCTCTCATCCAAGCATCAAAGTCTTGCCAATTTTGTATTTTATTAGAAAATTGAAACACTTCTAATATTGCTTCGGCTAGTTCATCAGATTGAGTATCTTTCATGACTTTCATCATTAGTCGTACTCCATCTACAGTTTCATCATGTAATGCTTTTATTGTATCTTTTGCTGTTTTTGCTGATGCTGTGGTACCCACTCTTTTTAAATCAGCAAATGTAGAACCCATAAAATATCTTGATCTTTTTGTGCTTGCTAAACCAACAATTAATTTATCTTCTAAAGCTTGCATTAGGCCATCTCTAGCCCAGACATCAACATCATCTATTAATTCTTTACCAGCTATGCTTAAATTCCTAAGTTCTTTAAACAAAGCACCATTAACCATGTCAGCAACTAATACATTTTGCACAGACCAATAATCCTGATTTTCCATCCAAGGTCCACTACCAGTTGATCCAGGCTTATCTCTTGTTATTGGTTCCCAAAAATCTTCTACAGTTTCAGCACTTGTTTTACGGCCCATAATTTCCTGAACACGTCTATATGCTGGTTCAAATCCTTCTTTAAAACCTACTCGTGAATCTCTAAACTGTTTCATCATTTGTTTAAATCTTTCTTCACTTAGCAGTTCTTTAGCTTTGTCTTGTAAAAATTTAACTGTATAACCAGAATCTTTTGATGCTTTTTCAGCTTGCAAAGGTGACATAACAGAATCAGTTGATCCTATGTTTTTTTCAGCACCATATGAATCATCAATTCTATTTAATTGTCTATATACACCAAACAAATCACCTTGTTCATAATTAGATGTAGGTGAAGCTTGTCCAGGTTGTGCAAGTGGTTTATTTTTATGACCTCTAAATCCAGATCTTGTTTGTTCTACTGTTGGTTTTGGTTTTATAGAACCCTCTACTAAATTTTCTGTAGCACCTGTAATTTCTGGTGGATCTGGTATTACATCAACATCAATAACATCTCCTTGTTTTGTTATAGCTGTTGTTGGTAATGCTTTCTGTTTTCTAAATGTGTTATCGTATTCTATTTCTTCAGCAAGTTCAGCTGCACCTTTTTTTAATATTTGATCGTCAACATTAGCTCTACGTGATTGTGCAACTATTGCACCTGTAGTTGGGTTATGTACACCTAATAAATGATCAAATACACGTCCTAATGTTAATTCTTCTAGTACATTTTTAAGAGTAAGCATTAAAGGAGAATCTTTATCATTAGAAGCAATAGAACCAAAAATATATCTAGTCCAAGGCATTCTTTGTGCTATTTGTCCAGTAACGTTATCACCTTGTGAATACTCAGATATAGCAGCAACTGCTCCTTCTTGTGCTGCAAGACTTTTTACACCAGCTGCTTTGAAAAGTCTACCACCTAGACCATATTTAGTTACACCTTGTACAAGTGTTCCCCACCAAGAGTTTTGCCAAGGGTCTTTGACATTACCCATAGGATCCCAATCTACTTCGTATTTTTCACCTGTATAACGATTGATCATTCCACCATCAGGTCCTCTTTTCATTTGACCAACAAAAGGTGTCATATCAACTAATCGTTCTGGAAATGTAAGTATTGAGGAAACAAGATCAATACCACCTTTGTAGATGCTATTTCTTATTTCCATAGGAACATCGCCTTTAAGTGCGTGTTTTCTTTTCAAAAAGATTTGGGCATTTTCCATTGCAGTTTTACCTGTATATATTTCAGGAAACTTTTGTTGGTAACCAAAACCACCCTCACCTTCTTGCCAAGGTAAATCTAAACGTAATTCTTCAAACTGGGGATGATCACGTAAATCTCTGTTTCCAGCTCCAAGAATTGGACCATCTTCTACTAATTCGTCTTCTTCTTCTGTTTGCTCTACAGGTTTGACTTGTTCTATTTCTAATTCATCCTGTAGGTTTTCTTCCATAAACTCTACGTCATCTCGTAAGATGCCTTCGTAGTCTATTTTCTGTTTCATTTATACACCTGGTAATTTTAATCCTGGCATCATTAAACTTGTATCAGTATTAAACAGTGATTTAAAGACTGTTATCTCATCATCCGTAGAGTCAAGATATTTTTTTACGTCCAATATATCAACTGATGCCTGTCCAATACTGTATGGGTTTGATTTATATGTAAGTTTGTTATTGATTTCTGAAAGAGTATCATCTTTAAGTATAGCATTTTCTAGTGGTTCATCACCAGCTCCCTCTTGTACTTCACCCTTTTTCTTTTGATCTATTTTTAATTGTGCATCCATAATATCCCATGCTTGTATATTAGGAAATTTACGTGCAATTGTTTTATAAATTGTAGGTATTTTTTTTATACCTCTATCTCTGTATTTACGTGCTTCTAATATATCTTCTTCTGTACCTGGTAATTTATTATTTTTAAACCAGTCAATAGTTTTACTGTAATCACCATCCCATTCTTTTGATTCTTTCAACAATAGTTTATTGATTTTATAAACTTTTTGTGCTCTTTTTTCGTTAGTAAATTTTTCTGGTTCTTGAAAATATATACCTTTCATTAAATCTTCTTTATCAAACTCACCATCATTGTTAAAATCTAAATTATCTTTAACTTCATCTATAGCAATTTTATGAGCCTCTTCTTCATTTGTATATTGCAGTGCTTGACGATAAAGTCTTTCATAATCAGCTTCTGCATTTGTTAATGCTGTATCAAATTCAGGACCATCTAGATCTTCAGCACTCATATCTAATATAGCTCTAATACGTGTTTTCATTGCACGATCAGCTTTATCTTTAAATGAGTTTTCTTTTATAACATCTTGATCTGATTTTACTTTATCTTTATATTTTTCCTTAACAGCTTCTGACATACCATATAAATCAGATTCAATTAAATATCCACGGGCATCATCACCTAAATGTTCTTCTAATAAAGCGACATCATCATTATCTTCAGCCGTAAGATAATCACTCATCCAGTCTGGTGGTGTTTCATTACCAGTTTCTTTTGTCCATCTAGTAATATATTCTGCTTTTGTGTCATCATCAATAGGTCCTTCTTTTACTTTATTACGCCATTCAACTTCTATAGCATCTTCAGCAGCTTCTAAATCTTTAAGATCATTTTGTGCTTTTTCTCTAGCTGCACTTTCTAATTCTTCTTGCAGTTCCAACCATCTTGTTTTCCACCTTCCAACTTTGTATGGTTTTCCATCTATTTCTATTTCTTGTTCTTGTAGTGCTAATAAATCTTCTACAGTTAATTGGTTTGTTTTTGCAAGATTTTCTAATATATCAAAAGTTTCATCTAAAGCTTCTTTACGATTATAAGATGTGCCATCATCTTTAGCAGTTCTTTTTATTGTACCTAGTAATGACTCAAAATCTTTATTAACTAAAAAATCATTTATAGCATCAGTTCTTATTTTAAAACCTTTATCAATTGCATCATCTTGCTCATAACCTTTCATTATAGAACTATGTGCACTTTGAACTTTGTCATAAAATCCAACTGCTTGATCATCAAGTAATGCTCTATTTACATCAGTTAAATTTTGTTGTATAAGATATTCTCTGCGTAGTGCTTTTAATGCTATATTTTTTTGTTCTAATGTTTCCGCAGTAGCTGGTGTAAATTCAACTCCATTAGCTTCTAATTTTATATCTTCATTATTTTGCATCTCACCAGCTAACCAATCTTGATAACCATCAGCAGCTATTTTAGATTTTTGTTGTACGTAACTATATAAACCCCATCCAGACAAATTACTTATTTCATCAGCCTGTTGAAATGTACCACCTTCTTCTATAACTTCATTTGCTACACTATTTAATTTTTTTTTGCTATCTATAATAGTAGATTTATTACTATCATATTCTTGATAAACTTCTTGTGGTATTTGTGTAGAACCAGTTATCTCTTTAGATTCTATATCTTCTTCTATAGCTGCTAGTTTGCCTTTCAGTATTTCTTGTTCTTTAGTTTCTTCAAATTTGCTTTTTACAAACCCATCTAATGTTTCAGAAAATGTAGATAGAGCTTCTAGTCTTTGACGACCTCTTTCTCTGTCGTCAGCTAAACGTATTGATTCATAACGTGCAAAATCACTTGCATTACGTTGTTCACCAGCCGTTAATCCTCTTAGTACTTCTTTATATGACATAATTATAAGAATGTATTTTGTGTTTCAAACCCAAGACTTTGACCTGTATTAAATGTTTTAGAAGCAACATAGTCATCTAATTCTTGCTTTAAAAATGGATTTTGTTTAAATTGAGGTATCTCATACTGTGGAACCTCCATAGTAGTAAATGGACTTGATGCCTGATTATATGTCTCACTAAATGATGGTATGTTTGAATTATTAGGTCCTGGATTAAATTCATAAGGATTTCCACTTTCAGTAACTTGTGGTGCTTTAGTATCTTGATATTGTTGATATCTTTTAAAACCAGAACTTGCTATAGATAATGCAGTATTAAAGAAACTTGGTCCTTGTTTAAACTCTTGTAGTAATGGTGGTGCTTCAGGACTGGGTCTTCCAGTAATGTATTCTACATACTTACCTTGTGCAAATGCTGCCATATTTCTACCAGCTTTATCTCTAAATAATATTTCACTATCTCTAGAAAATGCAGCCTGTGCTCCAGCAGCAGCAAATTGTTGACCTAATTCAGCTATACCTCCTCTACCAGATCTACGTCCAGCTTGTTCTCTACCACCAGCATTTATCATTTTAGCTAGTATTTTTTGTTGTGATAAAGCAGCTTCACCAGCAACTTGTCTGGCTTTTAATTGTGCTTCTGCTAATGCATCTTGAGTTTCACGCCATTTGTTGTCAACTTCTATGTCGCCATCAATTTTACTGTTTCTCCAGATGTTTTCTTCATTACGATTTTTTGTTTCGTAAGCATTGATTTTTAATCTATTTTGAATAGCTATAGATCTGTTAGCTTCTCTTGTTTGCCTTCGTTGTTCTCCGTATTGTCCTAGTGCTCCTAAAGCATCTAGTCCGAAGCCGATTCCGCTGGACATCCCTGCGGACATTCCTCCTGATCCTGCACACATGGTATTTTACAAAATTCAATAAATGGTAATAAGTTCGGACCATGTAAAACTTCACGAAGAAATTTAAAGCCCAAAAATTTTAATAATCTTAGGTGTGTTGTATTTCGTTTATCACAAATATTCCACAACAAAGATTCAGTTCGTTTATCTAACCATCGTTTCGCTTCTCTAGAAAATGAAACTGGATAGTCATGAATGACATCTGTACATATCATCCATATTCGTCCATCTGGATAAACGCCAGCCAATCCAGCAGTCTTGCCGTTTGGCATCGTGAAATAGATATTGTCTCCAGATTCTAAGAAAAGAGGAACATGGACAACAGGTGTTAATCCATGACCCTCAACAAGTTCTCGATAGTCGTCTGAACGTAAGTTTTGTGCAACTTCTAAAGCTACTGCTTTTGTAGCTGGGAGGATAGTTACTTTAGACACGTCTATAATATTTAGGGTTGTAATCTCCTTCCCAGTTCATTGAGTGAAGTGTAGCTGGTGAAGGATGTGTTGATTTAATTTGTATATCTAAGTTTGTATTTCTTTCGTATATCGGTATTGTTTGTATAAATTCTTCTACTACAGGTAATTCATTTGCTTTTATAGAATCTATTTCAGCGGCACTAAAATTAGTTGTATAGTCAACTCTACCTTTTCTTTTTATAACTGTATCAATATTTCCTATTTCACCAAATGCAAAATGTAATCTATGTATAACTAATGATGATCTCGTATCTGATCTTGTTTTTTCTCCAGCTGCTTTTGTAACAAATATAGTAGGTAATTCTAGTGACCAGTCATATAAATAACCTAGCATTAATGTAGACCCAGTCCAATTACCTTCTACTTCTAAATTTTGTGTACCACTTACGATATTAGCTTTTGCGTATCTACCAATATCATCGCCAGCATTATTGTTATATACAGCTAGTTGCCCAGTACTAGCATATCCAGTTGGTTTTGCAAAAGTTGTTTTTTTAGTTGTTGCATTATATGAGCCAGATGATAAAGCTGAAAGTTGACTATGTCTATCTAAATGTATAGGATAATTTTCTGCACCTATTAGTGTTGTGTCATCTTGTTTTTTAACATCAATGGCTTCTAAAATATGTTCTCCGCCACTTAAAACAACAACATAATATACATCATCTAATATTACATGGTGTACTAATTCACCAGTTAATAACCATCTAAACCAAGCTGACTGTACCCTTTTTTCTCCGTTATTATAAAACCTAAAACCCCATACTTCATTAGATGGTGAAGTAGTATCAGCATATCTAGCACCTAGTAATAGTAAACTATTTTCTTTAGAAGTTGTAGGTAAATTAATATTAATAGGTAACTTTTTTGATATTAGTTTGCTTTGTTCTAAAACTGTAGGCTCACCTTCTCTTCTAATATCAGCCATTTCAAATATTCTACCATTCTTACCAGTGCTATTTATAAATCCTGATGTGGTACCTAAAGAAAAAGGTACAGTTTTTGGATTATAATTATAGGCACATAGATAATTTATTTTTGCTGTAGATGGTGTTAATGCATCACTATCTGTAGTTAACATAAATTGTTGGTTAGAACTAAATAATAATAGTCCTGAGTTAACTTCTATACCATCAAATAATGTTGTTGGAAAAGTAGAACTAGCCTGGATATCTATAGGGTCAGCTGTAGATTCTGACATTGCAGTTGTACTAAAGAAATTAAAAAAGTCATTAGTTTTTGACAATACAACATTGCCTTTACTTAATACGACTAATCTATTTCTAAAGAATAACATTTTTTCTAATGTGCTTCCTATAAAACTAGGAACTGGGTTTGTGTTGTCATCCCCAACATCACGTAGAGTATAGTCGATTGTTTGTACACGAAATCTACCTTGTGGATATGTAGTACCAGCTGATTCTCTAACAATCTTTACAGGCATAGTATCTTTATCGATTTCTATTTCTATGCCAGGTGCTGGACATTCTTCCCATACACCTTCACCAAAAAAGTTACCACTAGTACCAGCGTTAGATTGTTTAAATTTTAAAAAGAAATCGTCATCATCATCACCACTGTTAACAATCTTGACCACATAATTATGTCTACAATTAGTAGGTAATTCTGCAATTGAGTTTGCTTCATTAGTTATGATATTCATCAACTGTGGTTCTGGTGTACTAACAGCAAAAGGTGTACTGCGTTGTAAATGTAAACAGTTACCAGTTATAGTTGCTGTAATACCTGTACCAGTAATAGCGTCTAGTGCAGATTTCATATCACCTAGTATACCAGCAGCTGTTACAGCTTCATCAGCACTAGAAGAGGTAGCAGCTGGACGTACAGCAGCAATATTAGCAGAACTTCGTATTGTGACATGTGATTTTATTTCGACAGTGCCTGTACCATTTTTTGCAGTTGTATAAGTATGCGTTTGACCAGTTGTATAACCTTCTCCACCGAATTGTAATTTTGCAAATGGTTGATAAGAATCATCATACTGTGGGCCAGTACTTGAAGTCCCAGTATTATTAGGATCAACAACTGGTGTACATCTTACGTCTATTTCATACCTTAAATTTTTTGTACCACTAGCAGTTGATGTTATGACATCTCTACCCATAGCTTGGCATGATCCATCGTTTGCACCATTAGTTTCAGTAAAGTCTGCTCTAGCAGCTATTGATGTAGCTCTTGTTTCAGTTATTGGTGTTCCAGGATTTGTTGGATCGTAAATATTAAGAGCGTATTGTTTACCATAAGATATTGTTTTTAATTCTATTATTGCTTCATTAACTAAAGCTGGTGACAAATCAGATGCACCACTTTTCATAGCTGTTGTCTTTTTTCTATTAGTAAAAAAAGTCTGCTCGTTAAGTGTTAGTGCTTGTATATCAGTTGATTCTGTCCAACCAGATAAATATGTTTGTGTATTGTTACTTACAGTAGGCAACCCATTTGCATCATTATCTTTGTAAATAATTAAATTAGTTCCTTGTCCATTATTGTCATGATATGAAAAACCATCTCTTGTCCTCCATATTTGCACATCACCAGATGTATTTACACAACCTATATACTGATTATCTTCATCTGTATAAATGTGAAACCAACTTAATGTACCACTGTTTGGTGTAATTTTTTTTATTAATTTACTGCCAGGTCTTTTTATACAACCTAAAGTTACATCAGGTATAGCATTTACTAAATCTTTAACTTGTCCTGGTAGTTTTAATTCATCTGGCTGTTCTGATATTCCTAAAATATAGTTAGGTATTTGTTGTGTAACTGTAGACATTATCTCTGCAATGCTTTAAATGGTTTGTATGTTGAATAATGTGTGTTATGTCCAAAACCTAACATATTATAATCACCTTGATTACACTCATATTCCATACATGCAGCTCTAGCCATTTGTTCTTGTGTAGCTATTAGTTGTACAAGCTGTGCATTTGTAATCATTTGTGTAGCTGCTCTACCAGCTGCCTTATATGTTATGTATCTCTTAAACACAGAAGGTAAATCTTCATACTCAAAAAGATAAACAACATTTAGTAAAATGTCATCGTCAAATTCATATGTATGATTTACTTTGTCATATAGTTTTCCTTGTCTTCTAACTGGATCTATAGTTTTATCTTCAGGATTTTCTGAATCTAATCTCAGTACATTTGTAGGTATAACAATATGTTTTGTTGTTGCATCTGGACTAAACTTAACATGATTTTCTCTGTTAAAAGACCACCCTTCATTTTGTATGTCACTATTACACTCTTTTAATATCTGAAATATAAGTGCTATTTCTGGATTCTCAAAAGTGTTTGCAACTTCTGAAGCTGTATTAGTTACGTTTGTAGTTACTGTACCTAATGTTGTTACTGGAGATTGACCGATAGCTCCCAGTATTGTATTTACAGCGGAGAGTTCTGTCTCGGTATCTATTGTTGTGGGAGTTGTCATATATATAAAAAAGGGGAGCCGAAGCTCCCGTATAAATGTATAAATTAGAATGCAGAAGGAGCAGATGTTCCAACATATAGTTCAACAGCAGCAGCTGGGTTTAAGTAGTCTGCACCCATAGCCATGCGACCTAAGATCACATCGCCCTGGTAGATTACAGAAACGTCACCGTTTGTTACTTGAACTTGTGGTCCGATTGCTTCAACAACACCAGCAGCTTCCTTTTGGAAGATAAGTCCACAAGACTTAGCACCTAACTCAGCGTTAGTACCGTAGTCGTTGTTAACTCCACCAGTAGCGTTAGCATTTTCAGGTGTAGGTCCAATGAAAGAACCAAGATTTCCAGGAGAAGTCTCACCTGTTGTACCGCCGTAAGCAACACCATACTTGCCAAGGAAAGGAATATTCATTGACTTGTAGATGTGGATACCAGCGATTTCTATAACGCCTGTACCACCTTGTAATGCATCACCCTGTACATCTCTGTTAACAAGTCCGTTAGACCCTACATTTTGGATGAGGGAATAATATTGTCTTGGGTTCAATACCGCACAGCGTCCGTCAGTACTCACTCCTTTTTCGTCAAGAGCAGCAGCAGCATCATAAAATGCGTTTACTAGGTTTGTAGCGTTATAAGCATCAGAATCGTTTGTTGTAGATCCAACTCTGATTTGTGTTCCGCCAGGCTCTACAAAACTTGTTGCAGATACTGGAGATGCAGATCTAGCTCCACGTGTTATAGAACGGAAGATAAGTCTGTCATATTTTTCAGCAAGAGCATATCCAATCTTCTTGGAAATTTCTCCTCTTAATTCGTAGTGAGCAAGAGTTTCATCTAAGTCATAAACAAATGCAGAGCTGATTAGTAGATCATCCATTACGATGGTCTTCTCTGCCACTGGAGGTGCCTTGTCACTGTTTCCAAGTATGGGAGTACCTGGTGTGTGGAAGGAACTGCTCATGCGTCCTGTGTAGACGAACTGTAGAGATTTGCCGTTTCTTAGTGTTCTTTTTGTTACAAGATCTCTAGCAATTGTTTCATGCTGGAAACCTTTAAACATTTCTCCACTAAACAATTTAAGGTAAAGGGCGTACTTATCGGTAGCACCACCATACCCTGTGCCTGTAGATAGATTCGATCTACCTAAAGCAACTTGATTAGCATTAGCCATTTTAAGTTATAAAATCTAAGGTATAAATAATCGTCTTCACATGTGAAAAGTTGCGAGTCTTATGCGACTCATTTGTTGCGTGGTCTATCCCACCGTCATGACGGCTAGTGAGTATCCTCGTAAGGGTCAAAAGCCAAACTGAAAGAGAGTCCGACTCTGAGGTGCTCTCTTTCTTTGTTGTTACTTAACTATTTTAGTGTAAGCAACGCCACGATATACGTAAGTTACTGTCATGAGTAATCTCCCATATACCTAGACCCCGTTCCATGTCTAGGTTTCATGCGTCCTATAACAGGATGAACGGACGTGGCATTTATTTTTCTTTTTTAATATAGCGTCCTTTTTCGTCACGCTTTTTTTTAACTGGTTTTTCTGCAACTATTGGTATATTTTTTCTACCTGTAGTTTCAGATTTCCAGTGTCTTGTACTTTCAGCCATTTTTAAAATGATGGATCACCTTCTGGTTCTTTATACACAGGAATCTTTTCTTGTCTATATTTTTCTAATATATCCTCTACTTGCTTTTGTAGTTTAGAAACTTCAAAATCATGTTCTGGTGTAGGTTTTGTATTAGACATAAGGATTACTTCTTAGTTTTTCTTTTTGCACCTTTAGCAGTTTTAGCTGCTCTTTTAAAGTTAGCAGCAGTAGGTGCCCCCGCAGTTCCAGGCTTTCTCATTTTTTCACCTGACCCAGCAGCTATTCTTTTTCTCTTTGCATGTATGTTTGCATAGAGTCCACGTTTAGCGGGCATTTTTTTTTCCTCCTTTTTTCATGCCTCCTTTACAGGAGCCTTTACCTTTGTGTGCCATTTAACATTTCCATTTGCGAAGGGCTAAAGCCTTACGTGTAGGCTTGCCGTTTGGTTTTTTCATAGGACCTTTTACACCTTTCATGCGAGCACAAAATGATCTCTTTCTAGGTCCACCTCCTGGCTGGGGTGCTTTTAAATTACTGCCAGTTTCTCTGTTGTATTTTTCTCTACCAGCTTTTGTAAGGCCGCCAGTTCTACTTTTATGCTTTCCTATTTTTAGGCTTACGTTTTTTTTTGGCATTTGACTTCATTGCTCTAAGTTTTGCTAGATCGTCTGCACCAATCTTCTTTCTATTACCAGCTAAAGATGCCAAACCTTTTTGTTTTGCAGAGTATTTAGAATATGGCATTTAGAATATACCTGGAATAATTTGTCCTGTTAGTGCATAAGCACCTAATGCAGCTATGATGCCTATCATTGCAAGGCGACCATTTGTTTCTTCAGCTACATGCCATCTATCGTTTTCGTGGTTATGATGGGTCATAATTCTTATCGGCGGTT